GGGAAGGGATGCCCTGAGTGGTGGCTCCGGTACCGGAAGGCGGGTGATCCCGTTGAACCGGAAGCCGAAGTACCTGTACAGCGTGTGGAGAAACAGGGATGACAAGTTGCTGATCCTGGACGGGAACGCAGAGGAGTGCGCACAGGTCATGGGAATGACGGACGTTCAATCTTTCTACCATCTGCTCTGCATGAAAAAGGGCCGTCCGAAATACACGATCACGCGCATCCTGGCGGAAGAGGCGGAGCGCCAGCAGGAGGACGAGGATGAAGGCTAAACAGTATTTCAAACAGATTTTCAAGGCGGAGAAAGAGCTGAAGATTCTCCGGGCGAAAATCCGCCACTATGAGGACATCGGCTATTCGATTTCCGGCGGGAGCATTGATTCCCCGGTCGTATGCCATAGTCGCGGATCGTCCAGGGTGGAGGCGGCGGCCATGGGTATATTCGACGCTACGAAACTGCTGGAGGATCAGGTCCGGGAATACCTGGTCATGATCCGGGCGGCGGAAGAGCTGATTTCCCGGATGCCGCATGAAAAGTACAGGAACATCCTGACCCTGCGGTACCTGGCGGGCTGGAGCTTCCGGTCCATTGCGGACGAGTTGGGATACACAGACCCTAATTCTATATACCGCGCGCATGGGTGGGCGCTGCAGGAAGCACAGAGGATTCTCGATGAATAACAAAGGGCCGGGGAGTATTCCCCGGCCTTCTGCATTTCCTGACGGTCAATCTTCCCAAATCGTGGTGCAGATGTTCCCGATTTTCACAAAACCAGTGCGGACGGCCTCGTTGAAATCCGCTTCCGCGCTGAAGAAATCTTCTTCATTGCCATCCTCAAAACGGATCATGTCATTGAGTTCCTGCCAGCTCGGATTCCCGGGAAACCAGTAGAGCAGGGAATAGCCGCACTGCGGGACAAGTTGGCTGATGATGGAGTTCACACTCACACCCCATCCGCGCGCAATCATTTCAAGATCGCTGTCGTCCAGGATGGTGTTCTCGTCGGTTTCTTCTCCCCACAGGTGGAAGAATTCGGGCTTGATTTTGTACGTCATTTTGCGCTACCCCTTTCAATGTCTTTACGGATAAGTTCCTTCAGGTAACCCTGCACGTTCTGCTGTCTCTCCAGGTGCTCGATGATCTCGCGGTCCGTGTTGCTGTTCAGTTTCAAGCTGATGTAGCGTGCTGTTTTCGCGTCGTACCGCGCTTTTGCGGCCTTCTGCGCTTCTGATACCATGGGGACCACCCCTTTCGTTTACAGTTTAGCCGTTTCAATCCATACGGTCAACAGGTAATTCGCGTCCACATAGGCCCCGCGCTCCTTCCGGATCGCGTCGGCCAGGATGATCGCGTCGCAGATGTTCGGGAACATCCGGAAGCGCTCGTCCTGCATGATGATCTCTTTCAGGATATCCCGGGCTGAGATTGTGCTGGTTGGATGGATGACGTCTATCATGGGTTTCCCCTCTCTTTCTGCGGTGGTTTCCCGCGACCCCCGAAGGGGTTTCGGCTGGTAACCGGCCAGCCATCGTCAGGCGGGATCAGGCGGTGAGCTTTTTGTACAGCTCCTGTCCGGCCCACCAGGCGGAACTGTTAAGCTTCCGGGACCAGCAGCCGTGGGTCGGTGCCCACCAGAAGCCGTATGCCTTGACGGTTTCCCGGATCGCGGGAGAGGGCTTCTTTTTGAAGGTAACGGTGCACCGGTCAATATCTCCCTGATACTCGATCTTGAACCAGCCAGCGTCCAGCTTCATACCCTTCATCATCTCCAGGTCCGTTTCGGTTCCGCCGGTCCGCTTTGCCAGCTTCTCATCGTAGGCGGCCCGCGCTGCCTGGTAGTGTTCCGCGCCCTGCTTCAGGGTGACCGTTGCCTGCTTTCCTTCCGGATCGGTGAGCTTCAGGGTGATGGTCTCATCTTCCGCCATGCTGTAGATGGCCTTGAACCGGATGCCGTCGATGATCGCGGCCCTCGTCGTGAATCTGATGATGCTCTTCATGTTGTTTCCCCTTCCTGGCTTTTGTGGGTGCCACCCATCTATCGAGGACAGAGTAACACGGGTACCACCCATCTGTCAACACTTTTTTTTAGAACAGCAAAAAAGCCATCCATCCCTTGCCACACAAGGCCGGGAAGCTCACGTACCGATCACCCCGGAGAAAAAATCTCAAAAAAATTTTCACATTCACCGCTTTCAGCATGACATTGCAAGATATTGACAGTTAGAATGTGTATAATGAGATATCTATACGGAGATATCACAAACAAACCAACGACCTGCACAAGGTCTTTTCTTATATACCCAAATAAACCCCAAAAACACCCCTTTTCCTGGCCTCTTCTCATCAATATGAGATAATCCATGTCCAACTACCAATCACCCCAGGAAATACCTATATGATCCCTGAAACTGCTTATACCATCTCCTCCAGCGAGGAAGAGAAAGCATAGAAATGAGAGCGAATGAGGGCCCCACGGGGGTCCCGGAAAGGAGGCCGGAAATGCCGAGGCCGCGACAGCCGCTGAACGCGAAGCAGGAGCTTTTCATCCGGATGTCAGCCCAGGGCTGCACAAGGCCGGAAATCCTGGAGAAGGTCTTCGGGCTGGACGTCAGGACGTCTCCGGAGAAAGAGGTCCATAATGCTGACGCCACGATGACCAGGTGGCGCAAGGTGCCCGAGTATGAATCCATATGGAAGGACGAGGTGCGGAAAGTTCTGTATGAATGCACGGGAGAAGCAGTGAAGGTGATCCGTGGTCAGATGAGATCAGCGGACCAGCCCTGGCTGCAGAACAAGGCGGCCAACGACCTGCTCAATTACGGCAAATCTCAGATTTACGGAGACGAAGAGCGGACCGTTCATGTGCAGATCGAAGGAATGCCGGAGATCGGTTCTCCCGACGATGAATGACCAACTCTTCACTAAACAATAGTTTAGCGAATAGTTGACCACAAGATGTAGTATACATTGTCTGACGATGCAACAACGCCGGAAATTATGCAGTGAATATGCGGGAATTTGGCTGGATTATGCATTTTTCAGATGACGGTTTTGGATTATTCGGGCTGGACGAGCCGGACGATCAGCACGGTCCCGACGGCAGGAGACCGGCACCGCCCCGGCCAGCCACCGCCCCTCCGCCTGGCGTCCACCGCGCGGCCCCCGCAGCCCAGCGGGAAAAATGAAGTGACGGCCAGCCCAGCCGCCCCGGACCGGCACCGCCCCGATCAGCGGCCGCAGCCGGAGGCTGACCCGGGGAGGGGGTACCCTGGTCCGACCCCCCGGGGGGCCGAATCGTGCCAGGGACTCCGCCGTCCGCCGGGAACCCGGAACGTAAGCCTCCGCTCCCCGGCCCATCTACCCATGGGGGTAAAAAGTTCACAATTTGTCCCTGCAGTTTTTCTTCATGTGTGATACCTCCTTCATGTTCCACAAACAGGCATGGCTTTCACCCTTTCCCATGTCGAGCGACCAGGGCTGCAGGGACAATTCTTTTTTGAGAGGGTGAAAGGGTGAAGGGTTTTGGCAAATGTTACCATCAACTACAAGCCGACGCCGAAGCAGGCGATCTTTCACGCCAGCAAGGCGAATGAGATTCTGTACGGCGGGGCTGCAGGCGGAGGGAAGACCAAGGCGCTGATCATGGACGCCCTTTTCCGTTGCCTGCGGAATCCGGGGACAACGGCGGCCATCTTCCGCCGGTCGTACCGGGAACTGGAGGACACGGACATCAAGGAGGCGCAGGCTTCCTATCCGGAAGGGCTGGCGACCTACAGCGCCGGGCGGCACGAGTACAGTTTGATCAACGGGAGCAAGATTCTGTTCCGCCACTGCGAGAACGAGGCAGACCGCTTCAAGTATTCCGGTATTGAAATCCAGTTCCTCTACTTTGACGAGCTGACGAGCTTTGAGCAGACGATCTACGACTTCATCAAGACCCGCCTGCGTGCGAAGAAGTCGCTGGGTGTTGTTCCGATTGTCCGCTCCGCCAGCAACCCGGGGAACATCGGGCATGGCTGGGTGAAGAAGATGTTCGTGGACGCAGGGCCGTTCATGAGCATCCAGGAGCAGGAAATCTACTCCGAGACCCTGCACAAGAGCCGGAAGATCCGGACGCAGTACATACCTGCTTTGGCGACGGAGAACCCCTTCATCACGGAGGACTACATCTTTGAGCTGGAGCAGAAGCCGGAGGCGCTGAAGCGTGCGCTGCTGAACGGCGAATGGGATTCCTTTGAGGGCCAGGTGTTCAAGGAATGGAAGGATGACCCGGCGCACTACAATGACCGGCTGTGGACCCATGTGATTGAACCCTTCGACATTCCTGCGGATTGGCCACGGTACGTCGGCTTCGACCACGGTTACAGCCGTCCGTTTTCGGTCGGCTGGTTCGCCATGGCTCCCGGGAGCGGAAGCACCGGCGGCACCCTGTACATGTACCGCGAGTGGTACGGGTGCAAACCGCGCCAGGCGAACGTGGGCCTGGAGCTGACGCCGGTTCAGATTGCCGACGGCATCTTGGAACGGGAGGAGAAGGAAATCCGGGAGAACATCCGCGTTCTGCGGGTGGCTGACCCGGCCATCTTCGACAAGAGCCGGGGGGACAGCGTTGCGGATCAGATGAGTCCCGGGTACATGGGCCGCAGGCATGGCGTCCTGTTCAACCGGGGGGATCACGCGAGGCTTCCCGGGCTGATGCAGTTTCACGAGCGGCTGCGGTTTGACGAGAAGGGGAACCCGAAGTTCCAGGTGTTCAATACCTGCCGGGAGTTCATCCGGACGGTTCCGACGCTGCCCTACAGCATGAAGAAACCCGAGGACATTGATTCTGACGCGGAAGATCATGCCTACGACATGGCCCGCTACGTTTTCATGGACCACCCCATCGCTGCGACAAAGAAGCCGCCGAGGGAGTACAAGCCGTGGAGTCCTTTTGACGAAGATTAACGGCGCGGCACCGCGTGCAAAAACTAAATATAAAATTTATAAAACGAGAGGAGGACGCCCCTTCGTTTTTTTCATCCACACTGTCCCGCCGCGCCGTTAACCTATATTGAGGTGATTACATGACAGATAAAGAAAAGGAACTGCAGGAAGAATTTCTCTATGAGGAACAGGAACTGTCCGAGGAGGACAGGGAACTGCTGGACACGATCTATGACCGGCTGGATATCTTTGAGCAGCAGAACCGCCGGTATCACGAGGAAGCCAAGAAGTGCAGGCAGGTCATTCACATGGAGGACCCGGAACAGGACGATCCCGAGATCGTCGCGAAGAACGGGAAGCGCACCCTGCAGTTGCAGACCCTGAAGAGCACCATCAACAATGTGGTGGCGGATCAGATGCTGTCCATGCCGGAGGCCAAGCTCCTGCCGGAGACGGAAGCCATGCAGGAGGCCGCCGATGACCTGCAGGACATGGTGCACTACGCGATCTACTGCGCCAACAATTTCCCGCACACG